ATGATTTCGTTCAGGTTGCGACCACCTACATCAACTCTGCATCTATTCATAACGGTGAATATGTTCTGTCGTGCGTTGACGTTACGCGCCAACTCAGAAAAGACGTATTTGAGAAGAAGATAACTCGCCTAGCCGCGAACTTATCTGACCCGGACACCTCGCCGCAATCTGACATTACTGTGACTGATGTTGATGGGTTTGCCATGCTTACTCATACCGCATCCTTTTCAGACTCACCCAATGCGACTGTGGGCTACCTGAAAGTGAAAGACACGGGCGAGATTATCCGATATACGGGTATCTCTGAAAGCCCGGCAGCGTTTACGGGCATCACCCGTGAGGTCTTTGGTACTGTCGGCGGCGATGTTCCGGTTGATACGGCAGAGTCTGAATCTGAATGGCCTGAGATCGAGGAATTCATTTATCTTGAAATGCCCGCTGTGCAAATTGGCTACGCGGTCATCACTGGGAAAGTTCTAGGCTCATCTCCCGAAATCACCCTGCCTGACCATTGGCACATGGGCATTGATGTTTCCAAAGTTGCTACGAGCGATTGGGAGAGCATCGGCACAGGCCTGTATGACGGTGATACGGGCGGCGTGGTTCTCAAGTTCGGTCATCTGAAAAAGACAGACGGTAAGAAGTTTGTCGAGCAGGAGATTCATCGGCTCATCGGCACATATAGCCCGATTAAATACGATGGCACTATGGGCTTAGGTCGTGTTAACCAAGTCTTATCCGGTGCTTCCTATGTTGCCTCATTGACTGAGGATGACATTGTTAAAGCCTCTGCGCTCAAGCATAAGCACTCAGATATCTATAACCAGTACCGTATTGATTACGGTTGGGATGGGAAGCGATTTACCGATTCGTTGTTATTGACTGATGCCGATAGCATCACACGCAATAACACGGTAGGCGATAAGGTTCTGAAGTTTCAGGGGCTGCACACCTCTGCTCATTCTCAATCGCTTATCTATTCTCTGGTTAACGCCTTGCAGAATAGGTACAGAAACGCGCCACAGGAACTGAACATATCGGTTCTGCCTCGGTGGGATGTACTTGAGCCGGGTGATGTTGTTCACGTTTCACTTGACCACATCCCTGACTTTGCGGGTGATGGTTCATTGTCTCGCGCCTTTGAGATTCAGAGTACGCGGGTGGATTGGATTAGCGGGCGGGTAGATTTGACCTTGTTCGCCTCATCCGGTTCGGCTTCTGATCCGTTAATCACACCTCCTGCCCCTGTGTTGGCTGATGCGTTCTACACATCAAAGGGAACAGACCTAGCGACAATCTCGCCCTCTATCGTGAGTGGTTCGGGTCACATTACGTCTGACTGCACCTTAACGGGTAATGCAGACATGAATGATGCCGGTGCGATTTATTACTATGACGGTGATTTAACCATTGATTTCGGCGTGACGGTAACTATTACCGACAACGTGCAGTTACGGGTTAAGGGTACGTTGACTGTCACGGGCAAGATTACCGGAGTTGGTCAGGGTAAGGCGGCAGAGTACAACGGTTCATCTGGTTACGTTGGCAGCGTCAGTGCAACGGGAATCATCCAGATAAACGGCACTAACCTGTTGTTGAATGAATCCGCCGTTGTCAACGGTCAGAACTCATCATTCCCCTCTCTGACTATTTCAGCGGGTGACCAAACGGCATCCCCTGTTCCGACTGATTTGGGCGGCATCCCAACTGACCTGAGAGGTGCGGGCGGCTGTGCTGGCGGCTATATATCTAATAACGGGTCAGTCGTTGAGTGGGGTGGTGACGGTGGTGACGGTGGTGCAGGTCTTTGCATCATTGCGCGTCAGGTTGTTTTCGGTGTTTCCGGTGAGATTGATTTAAGCGGAACGGATGGCACTGCTCCAACGAATACCTATGTCAAAACAAAGGGCAATGACTACACATTCCAAGCAGGTACGGGTTCAGGTGGTGGCTCTGGTAGCTTGCTTATTCTAAATGATGGTTCGGGTGACTTGCCATCAACAGAAAACCACTACATATCTGAGACAGGTGCGGAAGTAACAACGGGGCTACATGGCAATCTTTATAAGTACGGTTGGCAAGAGTACTGGCATCAATACTACGGATTAGGCAACTACGGTTCTACCTCCTATCCCTTGCTTGGCAAACCTGCCAATCCCAAATACAGCAACACAGATAACGCCGAGATATCGCGCCTCGTCATGTACATACCGGAGTCAGCATGATGCCTGAACAGTCGTCTAGTTCATTTTTATCGTGGTGGCCTGTCACCGTTGGTTTCCTCTCAGCTGGGTTCTGGTCTGCAAAGAAAGTTGTCAGCTACGGTCAGCGTTTAGCTGTTCTTGAGCGCGCCATTGACGATGACAGAACGGTTCGCTCTGAGTTCATGGAGCAATACCGGGAAGATCGGGAACGCTATAACGAGGACAGGCAAAAGGTCGCTGCTATGGATGAGCGCACGATGTTGATTCTTGAGGAGTTGCGCCGCCGATGATTAGTCAGAGCCTAATTGAGCGGGTCAAACTGCACGAGGGTTTCCGGTCTACGCCTTACTTGGACACGGTAGGCGTTCTCACAGTTGGCTACGGTCGAAACCTAGAGGCGCAACCATTCACCGAGCAGGAGTGTGCTGCTTGGCTTATCCGTGAGCTTGAGGATATAGCCGAGGAACAGCTACCCACTTATGGACTATTGGAACTGGACAACAAGATTCGCCGGGAGGTGCTTGTTGAGATGCAGTTCAATCTTGGTGAGACAGGATTGCAGCGATTCCGAAAGATGTTTCTCGCCCTAGCCGCCAAAGATTTCGACACGGCAGCGGCTGAAATGTTGGATTCAAAATGGGCGCGTCAGGTCGGTCAGAGAGCGGTTACTTTGGCTAACCTAATGAGAGCAGGAAAGCGCGACTAATACACCCTCTGAGAGCGTCTGTGTGGCTCTGTAACGAACGAACAGGAACAAGCTATACATGAGGGTCATCCCGAAAAAATTCAGCATTTTCGGGCAGGAAATCACGGTTGTTCAAAACCCCGATTTCGCAAAGGAACACGGATGCTATGGCAAGTGGTATCCGGCACAAAACAAGATCTTTCTGCAAGCCCCTGATGAAGCCCATGCAAAGGATGTGATCTTTCAAACATTCTGGCACGAGGCAGTTCACGCGGGTTTAGACATCCTCGGTCATGGGGAGTGGTCTGAGAACGAGACTGCTGTGGAGCAGTTGGGTCAGTTCATTTATCAAGTGTTGAAAACCAAGAGGTGACTAGTGCCGACACATGAGGAGGTAATCGCTGCCTATCATCAGGCTGGCGAGAATAAAACTGCTGCGGCTGAATTATTGGGCATTCCGCGCTCAACATTTCGGCGGCATTTTGATGCAGCAATTGGGGAGAGTCGGAATTACGAGGAATACAGAAACAGAGGCACAACGCAAATCCCGGTTGCCGAGGGTGTTGTTGTTGATGTGCCTGATGACGTTGACCTTTACCTGACATCTGACTGGCACTGCGGCTCTGAAGTCTGCGATTACGCAGGACTACGGGCGATGGTTAAGGCGGTGCAGAAGAACCCAATAGCGCGGATGATTATCGGCGGTGACCAGATGGAAATGACCCCTCCCGGTTATCACGATGGCGGGCGTTCATCTGACTCTGATTTAGACCACCAAATCATCAGAACCAGCAAGGCACTGCTGCCAATTAAGGACAAGATTGACCTGATATATGCAGGCAATCATGGCGGCAAGCGGACACTGCCAAAGGTCGGGATAGACCCTGACTTGATATTGGCGGGTACGTTGGACGCAGCTTATTCGACTGTTCCGACTGTTGTGCAATATCGCACCCCATCGGGAACGGTGAAAGTGTGCGGCGGGCATGGGAACTCAGGCGCGAAAAACACACTGCTTGAGCTTCAGCGATTGGCGAATATCTACCCGAATTGCCACCTCTATCACTTGGGTCATACGCATGACCTTTACGCCAAGTTGGCAGGTGCTATGGAGTATGACGAGAACGGTGGTGAGCATTGGGCAGGTATCTGGTTATGCAGAACAGGCTCGTTTATGCGTTACGCCGAATACGCACGATATGCGATGTATGCGCCTCTACCTACGGGCTATCTGATTGCCAAGATTCGCGGCGGTGAGATTAAGTCTGTTGAGGAGGTCAAGGCGTGAGTTTCGATATAAATGCATGGCAACGGGAAGCCCGGAAGAAGAACGGCAACGCATATACAAAGAGATACGAGCGTACAAAAAAAGGGTTCTTGATGCGCAAATATCGCAACATGCAATCTCGTATAAACGGCATTCAGAAGCAGAAGCACCATCTATACAAAGGCAAGTCGCTTTTGCCTCGCGCTGACTTTTATGCGTGGGCATTTGCAGATGCGGAGTTCCATAGGCTATTTACGGAATGGGAAAGCTCTGATTATGACCGTAAGGCTTGCCCGTCAGTAGATCGCATCGACTCAGGTGCAGGTTATGAGGTCGAGAATATGCAGTGGATTACTCACTCGGAAAATTCTCGGCGCGGAACTCAATCCAGATTTGGTGTTGGTGAGTACGCTTGAGCGCGCTAGACAAGCAGACGGGCGGCGAACACTACAAGACCGCCATACAGCCCATCCAATTTATTCACGCTAATCAGTTGCCTTTCATTGAGGGCAATGTCGTTAAGTACGTCACTCGCCACCGGAACAAGAACGGGGCAGAGGATATACGCAAAGCTATTCACTACTTGGAGTTACTTCTGGAGTTGGAATATGGACACGATGCAAGCGGAAATTGAAACGCTGAAAAGCAAGGTGACTCATTGGGAAACGGGTTACAGGGATTTGGTCAGGGAAGTCGATGCCCGTGACCGAAAGATAAACGAATTAGAGCGTGACAACCAAGTTCTCCGGGGCGAGGTTGCGCGTATGAAACTAGATAGAAACGCAGAGGAATAGCAATGTCCAGAATTGAAGATGTAACCGTTGGTGATAC